TTCTTTCTTTCTCTTAAATGCTTTAAGTGTCGCATTTGCCATCTGGTATACAGCGTTCTGATCGAATTCATAATATCCGCCGTTTGCCGGAGTGTTCAGCGTGATGTAAATAAGATCATCATTTGAGTATCCGTGATTTACCGGGAACTGAACAACCCCCGCTTTTTTTCTCGTAATGTTGTTAAACGCAGTTGACGGAGCAGCGACCGATGTTAACGATGAATCGTAATCAATAGCGAAAGAATCTTCATCAATCACAGTAACCGTTCTAAGCATGTCAACGAAGCCACTCCAATCTTCTTTTGGAATAACATCCCACAGACCGCCATCTATACCTCTTCCCGTAATTGTTGTCGCGCTAATCGCACTGCCACTGTAATTTGTGTTGTATGTCTCAAGGCTGGTGAATCCAGTGCCACCGTTCAGGTTTGTTATTTTTTTGCCATCTGGCACGCCTGTACCAAACAAGTACATGCCCACCGCATAAGTGCCAGATAAGTGCGCGGTATTTGTCATCACCCCCCCGCCAGATATACTAGCGGTAGTCGATTTAGCGATAACATACGGATCCGATTTGTTAGCTCTTAATAAATACCCTGCATTGACAGGTCTGCCGTTCAAATTACAGCTATCAACCACCTCGAAGTAATCATCCTTGTTTATTCCGTCAGCAACAGGAAGCTGCGCCGTTGCATCAAAATACAGTTGCGTGTTGTCCAGCAATCGAACAACCGTATTCCCGCTCTCTACAGTCACACTCCCTATTTTTTGTCCGGTTACGGCCTCTGGAGTAACAGTCAGTTTTATTTGTGCGCCGTCCGATAGTCCGTGACTTGTACTTTTGATAACAATTTTATTTGGCGTTCCAGTATCTACACCCTCACTGGTAATGCTCTCAGCAGTCACATCAGCATTGACAAGCACCGTCCCGCCTTCTGCGTGAATGCGTAGGTATTGATGCCCAAGCTCGAACACATAGGATTGCGTGGCGGAAAACTGGAACGGAATCAGGCGAACATTTCTGCCGTGCGTTGCGCCGGAATCTCCCTTCCACCAGTGCTTTGCATGTGCCACAAACCGCGTGCCGCCACGCTTGCTGACAACACCGTGCGGATACACGATTGCGTTTTCACACTTCGCCAAGCCTGTTTGATATTGCCCAAGGTCAACGCGATCAGACAGTTCCGGCGTAATTTCACCGCCAGCAAACGATCTCGATAGCGTTTTTACTGTTGCCATCGCGCGCGAACTCCAGCAGGTGTATCGTCACGCGCCACGCGCACATGGCGATGGTTGTCTATCATGGCTTCAGCCAGATAAGTCCGGTACATTTTCTGCCATGCGCCGGATACATTCGGGTCTTTCGTTGTTGGCGCAGCAAGAAGGTGCGCAAGATACGCAGCCAGTGCCAACACAAATCCGTTTGTGTAATGCGAAGTAGCTGAATCCCTGTAGACATACCGCAGCACAGGGCTTGCCGCGTTGCAATAAAACACGCTGCCGTGAATCTCAAACTCGATCTGCGCGAATGGGGAGCTTGATCCTTCCTCATACGCATTGACCGGCTTCACCAAATCCGAAGGCACAGCAAAGGCGTACTGAAAATACTCCGGCAAATCCGCTTCGATTAAGTTTAGTTTTTTTTGTTTGACGGCAAACAGCCAATCGCATTCGCCGAGAACCTTCTCAAGCGCAATCGGATAAAACTGCGCGCACGCAGCGGCATACTTGCCGCCATCAGGCGGATTGATGGAAATAATATCTGGCGACTGACCAAGATTAGCCAGTGCCAGATTGCATATATCTGCCTGCGAAGCCATGACACACCATCAATAGATAAAGAAAACCCCGCCGAAGCGGGGCGTTCAAACTGCTATCAAGTTGCGCCAATCGCACTCGCGTTTGGATACGCTACATTGCGCTGCGCGCCATTCACGATATTCGCATTGAACACACCGGCAGTCAGCGGACCAGTAGCAACAGTGAAGTTGCCTCGCACATAGCGGCGCACACCAGGAGGCACAGGAATCAAGATTTGCTTGCCAGCTATTAGTTCGGCAACAGGGAATGCTTTAGTAGCCATCACATCAGCAAATGTAACATTGTCCGCCGAATCTTGCAGCGCGAACACTACCGTTGCAGCGCCAGCAGCCGTTGCCGTGGTAGACACATTGATAGCCAGCTCAAGTTTTTCGCTTGATCCAATATCACTGTACGCATTACCCACATCAACCACATCAGTTGTTGGTGCGGTTACTGTTACTGCCTGACCAGAAACACCTGTTAGTTGTAGCTTTTTGTCAATAATCATGCCCCCAGATTAAGATACAGCAGCTTCGTTGTTGGTGATCTGATCGACGCGACGAACAGGAATGTCGTCGAATGTCAGGACTTTTTTGCCAGACACTTCGCCCATGTTCAGCCAGACATTTGACTTGTTAGCAATCTGGCGGCGCAGGAACGAGCGAATAGTGCGGTTGCAATAGAACGCCAGCTTGCCGTTTGTGCCAGCTGGCAGTGTTTCAATTGCTCGAACCATCAGGTCGATCAAGTCAGCGCCAGCGGACGCGTTCTTCGTGAGCGCAGCGGTATCAATGTTTGCAATACGCACAACTTTCGTCCAATCGCGTAGCACCAAACCGCAATCCCATTTGTAATGAGTGCGGAAGCCCTGATATTCGCCACCGTTGCCATCGGATAAAGTGTCCTCGCCGCAATCTTTGACACTCAAACCAGCAACAGAGCCCGATGGGTAAATGCCGTGCAGACCATCGCTCGCCCAATTCACCAGCCAGATGGATGTTTTTGCAGCGCCAGCACCAGCGGCGTTGATGATGTTCTCGCCGTTCTCTGCGCTCAAAGAGCTGTAGCGCGGAGCCAGACCCATGAATCGCTCTGGATTTGACGCAGTAGAACCATAGAACAGCGTTGAGATAAAGTTTTGCGTCATGCCCTCGATAAAGGCCTTGTCTTCCGACATGCGGAATGCGGCTTTATCTTTTGCCAAAGCAACCAGTTGCGCATCAACTTTGGAATAGGTTTCCAACATGCCGCACGAATCTTTGATCTGTACCGTGGTGCTTTTCTCTGGCTGCACGCCATAGTTGAGCAAGCGCCAAGTGCCAGTCGGCAGACCGGAACGCACCGTAGTTTTATGGTTTGAGCCGTCATTACACTCAGCCCACAAAATGTCTTCAACAACATCATTGCTGGTGCTAAGAATCTCAACGATATTTGGGTCAATTTTCCCGCTTGAATCCGTGCGATTAGCAAGGTCGGCGAGCGTAGTAAAACCAGAAGTGATAGTAGCCATTAGTTTATGCCCTCATTCATGTACGAATACATGCCTTGTTTCTTTTGTGTTGCAGAGCCAGATACATAAGTATCGTTGCTCGCCGCCTTACCCACGCGATAGAACAAACGCACTACCGCAGGATGGTTTCCGAAGCCACTGGCATCCAGTATTTGCTTCAATTCGTCGTCGCCAAACTTGTCGATTGCTGTCAGCGCAATCCCAAGATTCGCGTCAAAATCCTTACCGCCAACTTCCGCGTCATTGCGCGAATCGTCAGCCCATTTTTTAATCGTGTCGGCATGTACGCCTTCGGCTGTTTTGGTGGTGCGATCTACCAGACCAGCAGCCACATCCACCAGTTTTTGCGCTTGCTCTTGGCTCAAACCAAACTCTTTTGCCAAAGGCGCAAAGTCATTGAATGCAGCCTCGTCAATACGCAAACCTTCTGGCAGCGAGAACTCGCCGTATTCTTGTTCTTGCGCAGCGGCTTCTTGCGGTTGCTCTGCCGCAGGCTCTACTGCCGCAGCTTCTTCAACCGGCGCAACCACTTCTTCGATCACTGCTTCTTCTGTCATGCTTTTGTCTCGCTTTGCATTTGTAACCAAGCGTCAAAACAAACCGCCTTTAATTCTTTTTCCATCCCAAGGCCAACATCACGCGCGCCAGCCCTGTAGTGCAATTCTTCACTTGCGCAATTCCCGCTTGCTGCAATCCCGCATGCTTGAATCCAGCGAGACACATAGCGACGAAACGCAGGCAGCTTCATCAGGTTTTGCACATCTTCTGTGGCTTGCTTCGCGTACTGCTCGCGCTGCTTTGCTAGTCTTTTCTTTGCCTGATCTTCTGCCATGACTCAATATACCCACCGCAAAACGCAACACTAGAACCACTCAAGCAGGCATTCCGTAGCCAGACAATCCCTGCATCGCGTCAGTCATTTGCTGGCGCTGATCTTCAGGAATGTCTGCGAACTTTTTAATAGCGTCCGCAGTCTGATTCGCCGCAGGAGCCATTGCTTGCATGCGTTGCATGGCCATCGCCTGTTGCTGCGCTGCCGCTGCCGCTTCCTTCATCTTCTGAACTTCGTTGTCGTCGCGGATGATGGTCGGATTTAATCCGGCTAAATCCGCGTATACATCTACGATCTGCTCAAAATCCACTTTGTTTTGAATTGCACTTGGATCGAATTGACCAATCATGCCAAAGGTTTGCATTGCGCCTTGCAGCGCACCCACGCCTACAGCTTTCTGCGCTTGAGCCAGCACAGAAATAAAATCGACCTTCAGCTCCATGCCACGCATCTCTTCTGGCGGAGGAGGAACCAGCGGCTTGCCGTTAACCTTCGCAGCCATGATCTGCGCAAACACAATGTCGATCAGTTGCTCATGGATTTCGTTGTGCAAACGCTCCAACACTGGGCCAAGCATCAACATTTTTTCTTCATGCCGTTCGCTCACTTCCGTTGCTGTGATGTTTGATCGAGTGTCGTTTGCCAGCATCAAAAACAAGTCGGCGTAAAACGCGCCATTGATGCGTGAGCGAATATCGCCAATGTCTTGGAGTATTCCGTCAATGCGCGTATTCACCTCATACGCAGTGCGAATGCCGCCCGCTGGCGTTGTCTGGTCGTAGTAGCTCTCGCCACCTGGCGTTAAATCAATACCAAAAGGCGAATCGCGAAGCTGCACAGGAATCTGCACAGGCGGGTCGGCTTGGTAGTCAATAACCTTTGATTTTTTCTTCTGATTAAATTGCAGTTGCTTGTTGTCGCCCAACGCTTCCATGCCGGGACTTGTGCCGTAAATATCGCCGCCAGACACATCCCAGCGAGGACAGATAGCGGGAAAATAATCAAACCCGCCTTCGCGCAAGAACTTCTCTTCGCGCGAATTAGCTTCCATGTAAATGGAAGCCCACGGTTTTTTGGTTGCGATCAGTGTATTGCCGCGCACATCACGCGGCTCAATAGCGTGCAGCACCGTCACCCACTGGTCGTACTTTCTGCCGTCATACAATTGCTGGACATTGACGCTGCAATTGTCGTAACCAAACTCTGTCACCAGCGCATGCACCGTCATATCAAACTCACGGTACAGCGTGTTAGCGCGACCTTTGCTGTCTGTTGCGATGGCAAACTCGCCAACCGTCAAACTGTGCGCATGAATAATGTTGTCAAAATCTGGAAGAATGATTGCCGCTGCCGTGCCGTATACACCAAGCTCTAAATAAATCTGGTGCAGCACACGGTACATGTTGGATCGCTGGAATACAGCGCGCATTAAGTTTTGTACATTGTCCAGCCATAACTGCACCGGCTTCTGCTTCATCAATTCAGCGTCAGGAGTTGCCAGACGGAACCACGGACGCGCAGGGCTGGACATTCCACTCATCATGCCTGCCGCCAGTGTTCGGGCTGCAATCGTTGGCGTGTTATCCAGAATCTTGTTGAATGTAGAACTTGTGGACTTGTTTCTTTCTGTCGATAAAAACCGACCGGTGCGCGGCAGATAATGCTTCGACAAATCTTTCCACACAGGCTCGAACGACTGGCGTTCAGACCATAACGCCGCCTTTCGTGCGCGTATTTTTTCGCAGGGCGTGCGACTGTCGACGATCTTCTGCATCACTGCTTTGTTCCGCCGCCCAACAAGGTATTGCCGCCCAATGTCAGCGAGCTTGCAGGCACACCGGCAGAACCCGTCATCAGCGTACCGTTGGCCACAGTGTCATCGCCCGTTGGCGCACTGTTGCGTTTTTTGAGTAACGGCGCTTTGTCCGGCTCTTTCGGTAATGGTGGCGGTGGTGGCGGTGGAGCTGGCGCATCAGGCGCTTTGGAAGTACACATACAGACCCCGATTCAATATCACTGAATGGAATCGTACTCACGCCTTTTGTTAACACTTGAACGCTGTGAGTCGCGCTTAAATACCGGTCTTGCGAAAGACAGAGCTAAAGCATCCAGCTTATTTGGCGACTGAAGCCCTCTCGACTTCATGCTTTCCTTGCTTTCGATTTGTATTTTACCGTCCAGACGCGGCACTGTTTCTGGGCTGATAATGTCGTCGTACAACTCTTGGTCTTTTTCGATACAGCCGCCATCCTGTAGCCATTTTTTTACCATGCCAATCATGTAGGCTCGCAAATTCAGGTAGCCGTTATCCGGTGATGCGCTACCAAACCAAACCAATTCCCATGATCTTCCCATTGTTTGTCCGGCACTCACTATCCCTGTACCATAGCCGCCATCAACAAACACAGCATCAGCTTTTAGCTCGGTTTCATAGTTGGCGATGATGTTGGCAATCATCACATCGTTGTCATTTTTTGGGATTGTGCGCAGGATCTTGAAGTAATTACCCTGCCTCATAGCAATTTCGAGTTTGTCATCGCCAGACCACGCCGGATCGCAAGTGATAATGACAGGCGCAAAATCGTACTGGTGAGAAACAATAGACCTTCCGAATGCCGCATCAGCAATATCCGTGCTGATAAATTGTTTGCTGCTTGACGATGGGAACATGCCGCGCACTCGCACCTTCACAAAATCAGAATCTTCGCCATGATCTTCTATCCATTTCTGGATCTGTGTTTTATTGGTTCCCTCTACAGTGCGGCTATCAATCTGCCTGCACTTCCAGCGATGGCGAAACTTGGTGAAGCACTGTTTAAATCTGCCTGTGTTGCGCGTTGGGTTCCCGAACGCTATCCAAATGATCTCTGTGTCTTCGTCGGTTAGCGCACCCTCTGCAACCTCCCACACTTTGTCCGCAATGTTGGAGGCTTCGTCAAATATCAGAATGATGCGTTTGCCTTTGTTGTGCAGGCCAGCAAAAGCTTCTGTGTTGTGTTCAGACCATGGCACAGCGTCGGCGCGCCAAGACTTCATGTGTCCAGTGTCCGTTGTTGCAATCGACGTTGCCGTTACGTTAAACCATGACCTGTTGATTGCCAGCCGGAACCACTTGCTAATCTCAGGCCATGTTTTTGTGCGCAACTGCGTGTCTGTATTTGCCGTCACCACTATCTTGCAGTCTTCGCATGTACTCATGCCCCAATCGGCCAACATGCTTATCAAAGCAGACTTTCCAATGCCGTGACCAGATGCAACTGCCAGCATTAGCGGCATGTGTCGCGTTGCCTCGCACTGCAAATGCTCCGCAATATCACGCATAACATCCCGCTGCCAAGCGCGAGGACCATCAACGCCAGTGAGTTCACCCATCCCCCACTCGTAAGCGTACAGCGCAAAGCCTTCTGGATCATGCGTGAAGGATGCAATATCCTCGATCAGCTCTTCATCCGGTGTCACTTTTTGCGCGCCCGCGCTCTGGCTATTTTGTCTGCCAGTTCTTTTGTCACACCAAGGTCTAGCTTGTCGTTAAACATGCCAAGGTGACGAGCGATAGAGTCCAGCGCGCCTTTCTTATCCGCAAGTTTCAGCTTGAGAATTTCTCCAACGCCTTGCTCTGCATTGCCGATTGTTGCCACGTCAACGCCACTGATAACCGCAGCCGTATCGTCGTCAAGCAGGCCAATAGGTAGCGGCCTACCTGTCTCGTCAAACAGTTTTCGCGGATCAAAAAATCCGATGCGCGCGTACTCTTGCAACACTCTGTCCTGCGTTATCTCGGTGCGT